ACCAAACGACTCAAGAAGGCATTGAAATGGATCAAGAAGGCACAAGAAGGCTCAGACTGGTTCAAGATGGCTCAGATCGGCTCACAGGGCTTGTGGAGACTATCCCTGAGACGCTGTACGGCAATCCGATTCCCCGAATACACTCAAAGCTACGCTCAGATTTACCCAGCAAGGGTCAAGAGCTCATCGATTTCAGCAATTCGATCGGATTCCCGTTGCTACCGTGGCAGGAATGGCTCGCCATTGAGTCGCATCGTGTCAAGCCTGACGGGAGATGGCTGAATCCTCTCGTCCAATTGGTCGTAGCGAGACAGCAAGGTAAGACGACATTTATGAAGCAACGGATCCTCATGGGATTATTCGAGTGGAATCAAGGTCTACAAATTGGCACAGCTCATCGATTGACTACATCGCTGGAGACATTTCGTGATCTTGTACAGACGATCGAGAGCAATGACGGGCTGGCAAAGCAAGTCAAGCGCATCCGCTGGGCTCATGGATCTGAGGAGATTGAGACTTTGTCCGGCAATCGGTACATGGTCAAAGCTGGCGCATCAGCTGCGCGTGGTATCTCAAAGCCATCGACCGTCCACATCGATGAGACGCGAGAGCTCAAAGACGAATCCACATGGGCGTCGCTGCGATACACGATGATGGCCGCCGAGAATCCCCAATTGTGGAGCTACTCGAATGCTGGCGATCAGCACTCATTGGTGCTCAATCAGCTGCGAGAGCGTGGCTTGGCTGCCGCGTCCGGTGCGGCCGATGACATTGGTTATTTTGAGTGGTCAAGCGACTATGACTTGATCGACGATTCCCCAAGATTTTGGAAAGGTGCAGCGATGGCAAATCCTGCGCTTGGCCACACTGTGCACATCGACAACTTGAGAGCCGTCATGAATGATCCGCCGGATGTCGTCCGTACCGAAGTCTTGTGCCGTTGGGTACAGACGATCGATTCGGCGATTCCTGCAGGTGAATGGGCAGAATGTGCAACCGATGATTTAGATTTAGACTTGGAGAAAACTGTCTGGCTTGGGCTGGACTGTTCACCGGATAGGCGCGATGCAGCTTTGGTCGCAGCTCAACGCATCGATGATGATCAATTTGTCGTCAAGCTATTGCACACATGGCACAATGCAATTTCACTCGATGACAAAGCCATTGCAAATGATGTCGCCGATTACTATCAATCAATGGCAGTCGAGGTCGTGGCATTCAGCAAGAGAACAAGCTCGGCCGTGGCATCGAGACTTGTGCCAGCTGGCATTCCTATCATTGACATTGACGGCGCGCTTTATGGGCAAGCGTGCGATGAATTCTTAGGAGCGGTCACATCAAAGAGACTCAGACATATCAATCAACCCGAATTGACGAAGCAAGTCTTGTCAGCGGCCAAATTGAAATTTGGGGATGGTGGATGGACTATCGGACGACGGGCATCACAGAGCACTGTCTGCGCGACGGTTGCATGTGCGCTGGTCACGCATTTCGCGACACGCCAAGAGACGGATCTTGACATCATGGTCTTTTGATTGTAACGCTGGGGCAAAATTGGCGCATGGGATTATTTGATCGATTCACTGCAGCCAAGCCGATTGATAACATCGTCGATGCGTCTTTGGCTCCGGTCAATTCACTCGATTCAATCGGTGCGCCATATTTCGGCGGCATTCAATCAGCATCTCGATCTGAGGCAATGGGCGTGCCAGTAATTGCACGCGCTCGCGGAATCATTTGCTCCACTGTGGCATCACTGCCATTGGAGACAAAGAACAAATCCACAAGAGAGACAGTCTCATCAGCTCGCGTGATCAATCAGCCTGATCCACGAATCACAGGCGCAGAATTTTGGGCATGGATTGCCGAGGATTTGCTATTTCGTCCAGCGGCTTATGCAGTCGTCACTCAGCGATATGCAGACACCGGACGCATTCAAGCGATGGAGCGCATCGCGCCAGAGCGCGTAGGCGTCTTTACAAATGCAAACGGCACACAGATCGAAAGCTACACAGTTGATGGAATTACGATCGCGCCTGAGCAGCTTGTGGTCTTTGGCAATATGCAAGAAGGATTGCTCAATCGCGCAGGCCGTACAGTAAGAGCTGCACATGCTTTGGAGCGCGCAGCTTATGATTTCGCATTGAATCCTGCGCCACAAATGGTTGTCAAAACAAATGGCACAAACTTGCCAAAGGAAAGACTGCAAGCTCTCAAAGAAACATTCTTAAATCGCACATCAAAGTCAGTCACAGTGTTGAATGCAGATGTATCGCTTGACACTGTCGGATTCGATCCCAAGCAATTACAAATGAATGAAGCGAGACAGTATTTGGCTTTGGAGCTTTGCAGAGCGATCGGATTGCCGGCATGGTTCGCATCAGCTGATCCATCGAGCACGACTTATTCCAACGCTGTAAATCAAAGACGCGATCTCATCGATTTCTCGATTCGTCCAATCCTGACAATCATTGAACAGAGGCTCTCACTTACGGATTTCACCCCAGCCTCAGAATATGTGCGTTTTGATTTAGACGATTTCTTGCGCGGCAATCCACTTGAAAGAGCGCAAGTGTACGAAATCCTAAATCGCATTGGTGCAATGACCATTGACGAAATCAGACAAGCAGAGGACATCATCGGATGAAACTAACAACACCAATCACAATCACTGCAGCCGATTCGGAATCGCGCACGATCTCAGGCCGCATCGTTGCATTCGATGAGCCTGCAAATGCAAGCACTGGCAAAGTCGTATTTGCTAAAGGCTCAATCAATCCAGCTCCGGTATTTCTTAACCTAGAGCATGATCGCACACGCAGAATTGGCAAGAGCTTGGAGATGTCACTCGATGGCGATTCAGCAATTAATGCCACATTCAAGATCAGCTCGACACAAGCTGGCAATGATGCGCTGATCGAAGCGATGGATGGATTACGCGACGGATTCTCAGTGGAATTGGCCGTCGAGGATTATGTTCAAGAAAAGGGCTATATGAAAGTTCTCAAAGCCGAGCTCACAGGCGTCGCGCTTGTCTCAGAGCCAGCTGTGCGATCTGCACGCGTGGCTGAAGTCGCCGCGACGATCGATGATGAAAATTCCGAATCCACACCGGATGAGGATGCAACACCAACACCAACAACAGAAGGAGACGAAGTGGAAAACACCGTCACAGACGCGGCAGCCGTTACAGAGACGGTTGAAGCCGCACAGTCCGTCACAGCCGCCAGCACCACTGGCGTATTTACAGCCAAGCCACGTTTAGATTTCTCAGCTACAAAGCAGCTTGAGATGACAATCAAGGCAGCAATGGGATCTGAAGATGCACGCGCTTATGTACGCGCAGCAGCAGACACCACAGACAATGCTGGTCTCGTACCAACACGCCAGCTCACAACCGTGATCAACGGACTCGCTAACGCGACAAGAAGCAACATCGATGCCGTCAGCCGCGGGACCCTGCCTGACGCTGGCATGTCCTTTGAGATTCCAAAGATCACACAGCTCCCATCAGTAACTGAAGAAGCCGAAGGCGGAACAGTTGCAGATGTCGATCAAAATTCTGAGTTCTTGTCAGTGTCTGTAAAAAAGTACAGTGGCTCTCAGACATTTTCTGTAGAATTATTTGACAGAAGTTCTCCACTCTTTGTGGACGAGCTCATGAGAAATATGGCTGCGCAATATGCAAAGGTTACAGATACTGCAGTGAATGCAGCATTGATCGCTGGAGCAACAGCTGATGCAACAACAGTTGCAACATATCCAACAGCTGCCGAATTGCTTGGCATCATTGCTCGAGGTGCTGCATCAGTTTATGCAGGCACACAAGGCTTTGCTCGCAATATCATCATGAATACATCCCAATGGTCAAACGCGATGTCACTAAACGACAGCGGACGTCCAATTTATAACGCTTCACAGCCATCAAATGCTGGCGGCGTAGTTCGTCCAGATTCTGTCCGCGGCAACATTGCTGGACTTGATCTATATGTCACAGCAAATACAGCTGCAACAACAGACACAGATGGATCAATCTTGATCGTCAATCCTGATGCCTACACATGGTATGAGTCACCGACATTCCAGTTGCGTGCAGATGTCATCGCAACCGGACAAATCTCAATCATGATGTATGGCTATGGAGCCATCGCCACGAAAATTGGCTCAGGAGCGTTCAAGAACAACAAGGCTTAATCGCCACAAATTAACCATCGGCCATTTCGCTCCCGAGGTGGCCGAGCAGTAGAAGGGATGAGCTCATGTCAGCAATCGTTACAGCCTCACAGCTGAGATCAATTCTTGGCGTGAGCTCATCTCTCTACAATGACGCTTATTTGGACGACATAATTGACACGGCCGAAGGCGTGATCTTGCCAATCCTTGTGCAAAACACGACAGCGATCACTGAATACAAGCTCGTCTCCAATGTCGCTTATTTCTACACACGGGAGCCACACACTTTTGCAGTCGGCCAATCAGTCGTCGTCACAAAGATGCCTGCGCCATTTACTGCCACATTTACAGTCACAAAGGCTGAGGATCTTTATTTCACGGCCGCGCTAACAAATGCAGATGTCTCGATCCGTCAGATCATTCCGAATGGCACTGCAACCCTATCCGGCTATGGCGCGGCCACTTATTACATCGGCAATCCAAATGTCGAAAGCGCAATCCTTGCAGTAGCGGTCGAAGTATTCCAAAGCCGTACAGCTGCAGGCGGTCAGATCGAAGGCGTGGATTTCAGCCCAACGCCATTCAGAATGGGGCGCAGCTTGACCAATCGATGCATTGGATTGCTCGGTGATTTGGTCGA